ACCCAGGGTAGTCAAATTGTCCACCGATCCTATCAAGACACTATCAATGATCCTATTAATGAACCTATCAATAATATGGACGGTACGAAAAAGCCAAAAAAAGTATCTGCGCTTAATCCCGAAACGGTAGATTTGCCGAAGTATGTTGATCGTAAAACTTGGATTGCTTATTGCCGAATGCGAAAAGCGAAACGTGCGGAGATTAAAACCGAAGAAACTCTTGAGAAGTGTTTGAGTGATTTAGAAAAATTCAGTGGTGGTGATCCGCAAAAAGCGATTGCAGTACTGGAACGTTCGATTGGTAATACTTGGACTGGGTTATTTGAAATTAAAAATTATTCTCCAGTAAATCCCAATAAACCCAATGCCCACACAGGCTTTCAAGAGCGTAAATACACTGAAACAATCCCTGATTTTTATGCCGATGCGGTAGAGGCGATGGAACAACAAAATGGCTAAATTAACCGAATTACAAGCTGAGTTAGCAAAATTGGAACAGACGTTGTTGAGTGTTAAGAAAATTCAGCAAGAGCCAACGGCTAAGCGTGGTATTTGTGAGACAAATTCTAACCATGGCGAATACGCTTATCACGAAAGTACGAATCAGTTAATGAATCGAACATATACGTTTAAGACGGCTTGCCCACATTGTACCGCAGAGAAAATTACGACGTTGAAAAAAGAGATTCAAGCAGAAAATCAAAGCGAAATTTTGCGCTTGAAAACATTATCAAATATCCCAATGCGTTTTGCCCATTGCAGCTTGAGTAATTATGAGCCTGTGAATGATGGTGCTAAAAAAGCTTTAGCCTATGCGACACGCTATGCGGATAAATGGCTTGACCGTTTGGCGAAAGGTGGTGGGCTAGTGTTTTGTGGTAAACCAGGTACAGGTAAAAATCATTTAGCTTGTGCGATTGCTAATAGCATTATCGAAAATCATCAAGCCAAAGTATTGATCTCAACCGCATTGCGTATTGCTCGTGATATCAAAAACTCTTGGAGCAGAGATAGTCAAATTAGCGAAGAACGGACAATTAAAACCTACACAGACAAAGATTTGCTGATTATTGACGAAATTGGTGTTCAGTTCGGCTCAGAAGCGGAAAAAATCATTTTATTTGAAATTATCAATACTCGTTATGAGCAAATGAAACCCACGATTTTAATCAGTAATTTATCTGAGCAAGAACTGGGGATTTATATCGGTGAACGAGTATTAGATAGGATGATGGAAGGACAAGGGGCGATTATCGCATTTGATTGGGAGAGTTACAGAAAATGACAGAGCAAAAATTTGATAAGGATACCTATCCAACATCACTTTCGCTATTTAACCCGATTCATGCTGAATTTGGCTTTACGATTGATGGTGCCGCATTAAGTTTTTAAGTCCTCAAACGGGGTTATGGACTGATGTCTGCCGTGGTAATCACTTAGCGATATTTGACCCGCGTCACCGCAATATGGGGCAAGTTATCCGTCATGTCCACATCGATGATTTAGGTGAATTCGAATGGCGAGCCAAAAGCAGAAAAAAACGGTAATCCACGCGGTTAAATATGCGAACGGTGCGGTGGTGGCGGAAACAGACTACGACCGTAATCTACTCAAAGGGTTGCCGGTGGGAAGTGCGGTAAAAATTACACCCATCGGTAACAATCGGAATTACCAACATCACAAGAAGTTTTTCGCGCTGCTTGATGCAGGTTTTGAATATTGGCAGCCTGAATTTAGCGTACTGACCCAAGCCGAAGAATGGATAGCGCAGGCAGTCGCAAGAGAAATCGCGGTAGCGGCCAACGATGAAAATCTGTATCAGAACGTAACTAAACCGATAGCAGATAGCGTGCTGGCAAAAGTGCGGTTGAATCGTGAATCAAAATTGGATTATGAGGGAATGAAAACCCTTGAATCGTATCTCGATCATGTGATGAAAAAAGCGGGATTTTACGACATCAAACCGGCACAAGACGGAGGAACCGTTAAAGAGCGTTGGTCAATCTCATTCGCGAATATGAGCCAGGAACGATTCAGCGATGTGTATAAAACGGTGTATGGCGTCATCTGGAACGAAACGCTTTGTAATATCTATGAAGACGAGGCGGCACTGGATAACAAGATTAATCAATTAATAGGGTTTGGTGGTTGAGCTGCAACCGTCAACCAATAATTTACAGTTCAAACAAAAAAGTGCGGTCAATTTTAGAGGTGAAAATATGGGAAAAATAGACTATCGAAAAGAAGCTAAAGGGCGAGAATGCCAAGTGCGGTTAGTTGGTGTTTGTAATTATAACCCGGAAACAACCGTATTAGCACACATACGCGCCGCTGGCATTACTGGAGCAGGGCAAAAAGCGCCCGACCAATTAGGGGCGTGGGCGTGTAGTTGCTGCCACGATGCGATTGACTTGCGAACAAAGACCGGTTACACCAAGGACGAACTGCTACTAGCTCATTTTGAGGGTATGGCCCGCACTCAGGCAATTTTAATCAGCGAGGGAAAACTATGAGTGATTGGCTTGAAATCTGCCTACCGTACCCGCCGAGCGTGAACCACTACTGGAAGCACACAAGACAAGGTAAGCATTACATATCAAAAGCGGGAAGGGAATTTAAACGCATTGCTACTGAGGTTTGTTCTAAGTTCGATCCTTTTGAAAGTGCGGTTGAAATCAAGATGGAAATCTACTTCCCAGACAACCGCCCACGTGACCTTGATAATTTGCCCAAAGGGATTTTTGATAGCTTGGTCGGCGCCGGATTAATCAAAGACGATAACCGTAAAATTATTCGAAAATACTCAATCGAGGAAAAAGGCGTAGTAAGTAAAGGTAAGTCAATCATTAAAATTAGAGGTATCGATGCGTAAATTTAGCGAATTAGAATTAACCGAGGAGCAGGAAGAATTTGTTGATGAATGGATGTACAAGTGGGGCGCCTGGGTGCGCTCCGGCAGACTTGATAAGCCAGAGTTAAACATCATCGCTAAATTAATGCAATCCGCCATTCCGGCAGAACCCGGTGAACAGATGTGCGACGATGAAACAGGTTACATGATAAGCCAAACCGTCGAACAGTTCTTTGCGAAGAATGATAGATTGCTACACTTCATTGTTTTCTCGTATTACGTCAATAAGCGGAAGGTAAACTTCATTGCTTCCAAGCTGCATGAAAACGCCAAAGCAAAACAAATGCACCCGTGCGCCGGAAAATCAAATATTCGCATTCCAAGCTTCCGTACCATTTACCGAGAAGTTGAAAAAGAGGTTAAGTTGGCAAAGGCAATAATTCACGAATTGCTTGTAACTTGTTTTGTTATGTTGCGAACTGGTAGTCAAAATTCAAAAAATATCAAAATTACTTATTGACAAAATTGGCAAGCTGTCATATCCTTTTCATATATGGTGGTCGTCGTGTAAGTGATGTTCACCGATGAAATTAATGGATGTTGATTTAAACAAACCCTGACTGGTAACAGTTGGGGTTTTTTATTGCCTCGAGAAAAGCGGGGTGGAGTATGAGAATGTTTAAAGATCCCGGAAATCAAAGCTATGTCTGGTCGGGTTTTTCTGGCTTTTTGGCGTGGCTTGGCGATCAGAATAATTTAATGTTACTTAGTCTTGCGATTGGTATTTTGACCGCGCTTGTGAATATGTATTCCAAATTCTGGGAAGGTCGCTTGCTGAAGCGCGAAGAAGAGCGCAAAGAAGAGATTCACGCGCTGATGGTGGCAAGATTAAAACAGGGGTTAAATATTGAAATTATCAAAGACTAGAGGTGCATTAGGTGTTTGCTCCGTTATCAGTATTATTGCAGTGATGTACACCTCGTATGGCGATGAAATCGCATTAAGCCCTGCTGGTGCGGAGATTATCGGCAATGCTGAGGGGTGTCGCCGTGAGCCGTATAAATGCCCATCAGATGTGTTAACTGTTGGCATTGGGTCAACAGAATATAGCGGACTGCCGATTGAGCCGAAACGAATCTATACAGATTTGGAAATTGCCGAGCGGTGGAAGAATGATATTCAGGTGGCGGAAAAGTGTGTGAACCAATACGGCAACGGACGAAATTTACCGCAATCTGTTTTTGATGCTGCAACGTCTATCACGTTTAATGTTGGCTGTGGTGCAATGCGGAAATCCACAATGTTTAAATATCTCAATGCAGGCAAGTATGCGCAAGCGTGTAATGAGTTATCACACTGGACGAGAGCTGGCGGAAGAGTGTTACCTGGGCTTGTTAGTCGCAGAGAAAAGGAAAAGCAACTATGTTTAACCCAGGTGAACAATTAATTAAGCGGATTAAGTTTGGTGCGATATGTGTTGGTGTCGTTGCGGTTTTGTGCCTGCTCGGCGTTTTGCGGTACCAGTACAACACTATTATTGACTTAAGAGCCGACAACAAAGAGCAGGCGCAAGCGTTGTCTCAAAAAGAAAAAGAGATAACACGGCTAAAAGACGAAGCAGCTGAAAATCAGCGCATCATGTTAGAGCTATCGAAGGCGGAAGCAGAAGCACGGAGCGAATCAGATGAAGTTATTAAATCAATCCCACATGAAGTTAAAAGCAGTAGCCCTTATAACGCTATTGCTCCTCGCAATGTTGTTGAGTTCCTGCGGAAATGATCCCCTAGATAACTCATGCCCTACCATGCCGTCTGCTTACATTGCTCATTTAGACAAAACAGGCTTTGATGGCAATACGTACGGCGACATTACGCAATACTCAGTCATCCTCAAGCGTGAGCGCGACATGTGCCTGAATAGGATTGATAAGATAAGAGAGTGGCAAGTTGAGAACACTCAGCACTAAATGGAAAATTAAAGGGCGTTAAAACAAGCGCCCTTTGTTGTATGTACACAAAAGGAATGAAAATGCCCGCAAGAATACCTAAAGCATGCCGAAAACAGGGATGTAAGAATACAACAACGCATTCAAGCGGTTATTGTGAACTGCATTTAGGTTGCGGATGGCAACGACACCAGCAAGGCAAGACGGCAAGCCAACGCGGTTATGGCTCACAGTGGCGAGCGTTGCGCACCGTCGCCTTAGAGCGTGACAAGTATCTATGTCAAGAGTGCTTAAAGCAAGGTCGATATATAACAGCAACAACTGTTGACCACATCATAGCTAAAGCGCATGGTGGCAGTGACAATCTTTCAAACTTACAAAGTTTATGTAATTCATGCCATAAATTCAAAACCGCAAGAGAGCGCTTGAGATAGCGTTTAAAGTGCGGTCAATTCTACACGGGGAGGGGGTGGGTAAATCTCTATAGGTTTCATCTATGGATACCGCCCGTTCAACTCAATTTTCACAACCGCGAAATTAAGATTTTGAGGTAAACGCCAAAATGACAGGGAAAGCACTTGTTCCGGGGCGTGGGCGCAAGCCTAAGCCTACGGCAGTTAAGAAACGGCAAGGCAACCCCGGCAAACGAAAATTAAACGAAAATGAATTGGTTTCTGAACAATTAACGATCGACACCCCGCCGCCTGATGATTTGAATGATGATGGCATTGTAATGTGGCACTTTGTGTTAAAAGAGCTTTGCCCGCAGGGTATAGTTTTGAAAACCGACTTAGAAACCGTTGCTAACTATTGCATTGCGTATCAGAACAGAAAAGCCGCTAACGCTGATATTAAAAAATTCGGTGGAACTATTGAGACGGAAAGTGGATTAAAGCGGAACCCTGCTTACACGACCCTGAAAGAAGCACTGGCTGATATGGCAAAATTCGGCTCGTTGCTTGGACTTGACCCAAGTAGCCGGAGCCGACTAATGAGCAATGCTGATACGCAATCAAGCAATCCATTTGCGGAGTTATTCCAATGACCGACAATGTGAAAAAAGCGAACAAATACGCAAAGGACATTGTTTCCGGAAAAATCCCCGCTTGCCGACTTGTGATTAAAGCCTGTCAACGGCATTTAGACGATCTGAAAAATCAGAAAGACAAAGATTTTCCTTTTCGCTTTGATGAAAAACTGGCGGAACGGGCTTGTAAATTTATTCAACTTTTGCCCCACACCAAGGGGGAATGGGCGTTAAAGCGCCAGTTAATCACGCTTGAACCTTGGCAGTTGTTTGCGGTGATGAATGCGTTCGGCTGGCTGAAAAAATCCAATGGATTGAGACGTTACCGCGAGGTTTACACCGAAATTCCTCGCAAAAACGGGAAGTCGGCTATTTCTGCCGGTGTCGGGTTGTATATGTTTTGCGTAGATGGCGAGTTCGGCGCAGAGGTTTATTCGGGGGCAACAACCGAGAAGCAAGCGTGGGAGGTGTTTCGCCCTGCCCGGTTAATGTGTAAGAAAACAGAATTGCTCTGTAAAACATTCGAAATTGAAGTTAACGCATCCAATCTTAACCGCCCCGCCGACGGATCACGCTTTGAACCATTAATAGGGAACCCCGGGGACGGTGCGTCGCCGAGTTGTGCGATCGTGGACGAATACCACGAGCATAAAGACGACGAACTTTATACAACAATGCTCACCGGTATGGGCGCACGTCGCCAGCCGTTGATGTGGATTATCACGACGGCGGGTTACAACATCGAAGGGCCTTGTTACGACAAGCGCCGCGAAGTGATTGAAATGCTGAATGGCACGGTGCCGAATGATGAATTGTTCGGTTTAATCTACACAATCGACGAGGGCGACGACTGGACAAGTCCGGAAGTGCTACAAAAAGCCAACCCAAATTTTGATGTTTCGGTTTATGCGGATTATTTGATAAGTCAGCAGAAACAGGCAATCAACAATCCACGCTTCACGAATAAATTCAAAACAAAGCACCTGAATGTTTGGGTGGCGGCGAAAGAATCTTATTTCAATATGGTGAGCTGGGAGAAGTGTTACGACGAAACATTAAGCCTTGAAGATTTCCAAGGTGAAGAAGTTACTCTCGGTCTGGATATGGCGCGAAAGCTCGATATGAACTCACTTGTACGGGTGTTTAGTCGAATTATTGATGGTAAACGTCATTATTACTGTATTTCTCCATTGTTTTTTGTGCCAGAAGACACTGTTTTTAGTATTGATACTGCTTTAAAACGAGTGGTGGATAAATACCAGAAATGGGTTGTTAGCGGGCATTTAATCGCAACCGATGGCGCAGAGGTTGACTATCGCGAAATCCTTGAATGTGTGAAAGACACAAACAAGGAACATCAAGTTAATTGCGTGGCAATCGACCCGCACGGCGCGATCGCAATCTCTCACGATATGGCGGATGAGGGGTTAAACCCGATTACCATCACGCAAAATTACACCAATCTCTCCGACCCAATGAAAGAGCTTGAGGCGGCCATTGAATCCGGTCGATTCCACCATGACGGGAACCCGATCATGACGTGGTGTATTGGTAACGTGGTCGGTAAACATTCTGCGGGGAATGATGACATTGTCCGTCCGGTGAAAGAAATACCGGAAAATAAAATTGATGGTGCCGTCGCGCTGATGATGGCAATCGGAAGAATCATGCTAAACGAAGATGACGGGATATTTATCCCGGACGAGGTATTAACGCTATGAGAGCATTATTTATTGATCTAATCGGCTTGATCGGATTGGGCGCATTATGTACCGGCGTTTACCTACAATATGGCGCCGCTGATACTTGTATTGTTGGCGGCGTGCTTTGCTTGTTATACGCCATTATCTCATCTCGGGGGCATAAATGATTTTTGATAAATTATTTGCTACGCGCTCCCTTGAAAATCCGAAAACGCCGTTGAGCGCCGAGGGGGCTTATGATGAGTTATTCAGCGGCGGACAATCACGCACAGTTAATGCTGACACGGCGATGAAGCTAAGCGCGGTTTACGCGTGCGTTTATGTGCTATCAAGTGCCATTGCTCAATTGCCGTTACACGTTATGCGTAAAGATGGTAAAAACATTGAGCCTGCGCGAGATCACCCGTTATTTTATCTACTTCATGATAGCCCTAATTTTTGGCAAACGTCCTACAAAATGCGGGAGTACGGACAAAGTGCGGTACTTTTACACGGTAATTCATTTTTACACATCGTCCGCAGCCGAAATGGTGAAATTAAATCGATTGAAACCCGTGAGCCGTGGATGGTGCAGTTGCTTAAAAATGGTAGCCGTTATGTTTACGGCTATTACGGCGATGATGAGACGTTATCAATTACGCCTGATGACATGATCCACATAAAAGCCCTTGGGACCTCCCTAAAAATGGGGAAATCTGTTATCCAACAGCACGCCGAAACGATCGGGCTAGGGCTGAACGCGAAAGATTTTGCGGGAAGTTTCTTTCTTGGAAACGCTCGCCCCGCCGGGATTGTTAATGTAAAAACGCCACTTAATGAAAAAGCGTGGGAGAGTTTTAAGAAATTCTGGGATAAAGCCAGCGCGGAACTAAAAAGTAAAGAAAATAAAACAGTGCTTTTACCTGCTGAGCTGGACTATAAAGCGTTAACCGTTTCCCCGGTCGATACCGAACTATTATCCATGATGAAATTGAATCGGTCAGAGATTGCGGGAATTTTCAACGTTCCGGCACACATGATTAACGACTTGGAAAAAGCGACATTTTCAAACATTTCGGAACAAACCATCCAGTTTATCCGCTACAGCTTAATGCCTTGGATCGTGAACTGGGAGCAGGAAATTAACCGCAAGGTATTTACACAAGCCGAACGCAAGGCGGGCTATTTTGTGAAATTTAACCTCGGCGGAATCATGCGTGGCACACCGACCGAAAGAGCGCAGTTTTATCACAACGCGATTACTGATGGCTGGATGTCACGAAACGAAGCCCGCACACTGGAAGACATGAATCCCGTTGACGGACTGGATGAATATCTTGTTAGTGTCAATGCGGCGCAACAAATTGAACCAGAAAAACAGAAGGAGAACGAACCCGATGAGTGACATTGAAAAACGGTCCTACGTTGGCGAAGTTCGGGCGGAAAGTAAAGATTCCGAACCAACTCATATCATTGGGTACGGCTCGGTTTTTAATACCCGTTCGCAATTAATGTGGGGCTTTCGCGAAATCATCATGCCGGGTGCGTTTGATGACGTACTGGATGATGACGTGCGCGGATTGTTTAACCATGACCCGAATTTTATCTTAGGGCGCTCAAAAGCGGGGACATTATCGCTAAGCGTTGATGATAAAGGGTTGCGTTATGACATTATCGCACCCGATACGCCGACCATTCGCGATCTTGTTATTGCCCCGCTACAGCGCGGAGATATTACCCAATCATCATTTGCTTTTAATGTCGCCCGTAATGGTGATGAATGGTATGAAGATGATGAGGGCGTAGTAATTCGCGAAATTCATAAAATTTCACGTCTTTATGATGTTAGCCCGGTAACTTATCCGGCATATCAAGAGGCAAACAGCACGGCGCGATCGCTGGACGCGTGGAAAGAAGCCCGCAATAACGGTGATATTCAGAAAGCCGTACACCAGAAAGCCGCCAGAGAGCGTTTTTTAGCGTTAATCTCCGGCAAGTAAACAGATTCAATTAAACCGACCGCACCATAAAAAGTGCGGTTTTTTTATCTCTAGAGGAAAACATAATGGCTAAATTACATGAGCTACAAGAAAAACGTCGCAATATTGCCGCGCAAATGCGCACATTACACGACAAAATTGGTGATAACGCCTGGACTGACGAGCAACGCACCGAATGGAACAAAATGAAAACCGAATTGGACGGAGTAGATGCTGTAATTTCGCGTGAAGAAGAACTTCGTTCGATGGATGAAAAATTCGTCAAAGAACAAGAAGCTGCGGAAGCTGAAAAACGCGCCCAAAAAGACGGTGAAAAAACTTTATCCGTTGATGAGCGTCGCGGTCAGGCGTTTAACGCATTTTTACGTAACGGTCTTACCAATTTAACGCCGGAAGAACGCCAAGCATTAAACGAAATGCGCGCCCAGGGCGTAGGCGTGAACGATCATGGCGGTTATACCGTGCCGAAAGAAATGCAAGCGCGAATTGTTGAGCAGATGAAAGCCTATGGCGGTATCGCGTCCGTGGCGCAGATTTTGACAACCTCTGACGGTCGTACAATCGAATGGATCACCGCCGACGGCACTACTGAAGAAGGTGAGTTAATCGGTGAAAACACTGCCGCAACCGAAGCAGATACTTCATTCGGCATTGCTAACCTTGGTGCGAAAAAATTATCATCCAAAATTATTCGCGTATCTAACGAATTATTGCAAGATTCTGCGATTAACATCGAATCTTACTTGGCTGATCGTATTGCACAACGTATCGGACGCGCAGAAGCAAAATATTTAATCCAAGGCACCGGCGCAGGCACACCAGCACAACCGAAAGGGTTGGCAGCAAGCGTGACAGGCACCACCGCAGCGAAAGTAGCGGGTAAGGTGGACTGGTTGGATATTAACGCATTGTTGCACTCCGTTGATCCGGCTTACCGTGACGTGGGCAATTCTCGTTTAGCCTTTAACGACAACACCTTTAAAGTGTTGAAAGAAATGGTTGACGATAAAAACCGCCCGTTATGGTTGCCTGATGTTGCCGGCGTGGCACCATCTACCATTCTCGGTAAGCAATACGTTATCGATCAAGGCATCGCTGACATTGCCAAAGACGCGAAATTCTTGTATTTCGGTGACTTCAACCGCTTCGTGGTGCGTCGTGTGGCGTACATGACATTGAAACGCTTGGTTGAACGTTATGCCGAATTCGACCAAACCGCATTCTTAGCACTCCACCGCTTTGACTGCGTGCTTGAAGATACCTCAGCAATTAAAGCGTTAATCGGTAAATAACCAATAAAGTGCGGTTAATTTCGACCGCACTTTTTTATTTTGGGGGCGTGATGGGAATCACACTTGATGAAATTAAGTCGCAGTGCCGAATTGATGACGACGGTCAAGATGAATTGTTAGAGGTTTACCTCGCCGCCGCAATCGCAACGATTGAAAACTATACCAACCGAAAACTTTACGAAACGCTACCGGATGACCCACCTGATAACGCTCAAGAGATCACTGGAGATCTGAAAATAGCGATCTTAATGTTGGTGGCATATATGTTTGAAAATCGTGGTGGATGGAATGAGGGGCAGGGCGTGAGCAATTTTGATTTACCGCCGACTGTAAGGCTAATCATTGAACGTTATCGGTTTATACACATATGAACATCGGAAAATTACGGCATCGAATCACATTGCAGAAGCAGGTCAATACCGTAAACGACTACGGCGCGGCGGTGACGATGTGGAAAAACGTTGCGACCGTTTGGGCCGATGTGCGTCCGCTGTCTGGGCGCGAGTATTTTTCGGCTCAACAAGTGCAGTCGGAAGTCACTACGCAAATTTGGCTACGTTATCTTGACGGAATTATGCCGACAATGCGGGTTAAGTTCGGTAACCGTACTTTAGAGATTGTGTCGGTACTCAATACGCAGGAGCGCAATGTATCGTTGCAGCTCATGTGTAAAGAGGTGATTAATGGGTAGCGTAACGGTCCGCGTTGATGGCTTGAAAGAGTTGCAAAAAGCAATGCAAAGCCTTGGGCGAAAGACTTCTAACCGTATTGCTGTTAAAGCAATGCGTAAAGGCGGTGCAATTGTGCGTGATAAAGCGCGTTCGCTCGCACCAGTCTTGAAAGAAAGCATGCCGCACAGACGTGCAGGTACATTAAGAAAATCCATTCAAAGCCGTACGAAAGTTGGCAAAAATGGCAGAACTGATGCCTATATTTGGGTAAAGGGGCTTTCGACCAAGCAAGTGCTGAAATTCAAGGAAAAGGGCGGTAAATCCAGTGCGTACAATCCGCGCGATCCGTTTTACTGGCGTTATCTTGAATTTGGCACATCTAAAATGCCCGCGCGACCGTTTATGCGACCCGCCTTTCAGCAATCGAAGGAACAGGCGGCGCAAGCCATCATTGACACACTGCAACAAGAAATAATTGCGGAGGCTGGCAAATGACATGATCCAAAAGAAACTTTTTAGCGCCCTGTCGCCTTTGGTGTCGGGGCGTTGTTTTTATGGGCTGATTCCGGAAACAAACAAGGCTTTCCCGGTGATTGTGTATCAATTCCCGAACATCTCGCCAAGTTCGGCGCTGGAAGATGGCGATCTTGATGATTATCAGGTGCAGATTGACATTTACAGCCCAAATCCCGATGACATTTTTAGCCTGCGCAAACAGATTTTTACCGCACTTTCTGCGGCGTTCGATTTTGCGGAGCGCATGAATGATTTTAGCGATTATGAAGCGGATACAAAGCTACATCGTCGCGTAATCAATTATCAAATTGCTTATGGAGAATAAAACATGGCAACACAAACAACCCCTTTCCAAGGGACTAAATTTTATTTAGGTGTCGGCTTAAACGAAGAAAAAGCCGTTACAGCTGTTACGGTAAAGCCGAATGCGACAATTACCGTAACCGGTCACGGTGCTAAAGCCGGTGATTTTGTCAAATTAACTGGTCTTGGCTCTCTTGATGGTTATTATCCGGTGAAATCCGTTACAAACGAAAAAATTACGTTGGCTGATGAAGTGGACTGGAGTAACCAAGACGCGCCGACCTCTTTCACAACGGCAAAAGTGGCAACCGTTAAATGGTCATCTAACTTCTGCGCAATCAAAAACATTGAAGGCGACGGTGACACGCTTGGTGAAGAAGATGTTACAACCATGTGTAGCGAAGGGACTGAAACCGAAGCGGGTGAAATTGAGTACGGCTCAATCAAATTGACATTCTTTTATGCCCCTGACACTCCAATGCAACGGGATTTACGTAAAAAATTCTACGGTAAAGAAACCTTCCCATGGATGATGGTTTTGAAAAATAATCAAGGTTCGCTTTATGGCACCGGCTTTATCCAAACTTCGCAAAACTGGAGTGGTGAAGTTAAAGGTAAGTTTGATTCTGGTGTAACCATTAAAAAAGCAAAACGTGACTACCATTTGCCGGTAGCTTAATCTGCGCGGCCGCACCTAAAAAGTGCGGTCATTTTTTTGAATGAATGGAAGAATTGAAATGAGTTTACGTGAAAAGCTTTTAGCAACAAAGCCGAAAGTTCGGTCATTTTTAATTGGTGATATTACCTATTTTTACCGTGAATTTACGGTCGGTGACATGAATAAAGCGGTTTATGGCCAACAACAAGCATTATTCAAAATTGCTCAAGAACAAGGTATTGAGTTGAATTTTGACAATGAGGAAGCGTTGGCAAAACAGCTTGCTCAAGTCTATGACCCGTATCAAATTGCACGCACTTTAGCTACACGCTTATGCGATGAAAAAGGCGAAAACCTGTTTGATCCAAATAATGACGCAGATCTTGAGCAATTATCTCAATTAGATAAGTCGGTGTTTGAAGAATTAAGCAAAGCAATTGCTGATATTGAACCAAAAAACTTACCGAGCGCCGAAGATTCCAAGTAACCCTGTCTTTGGCGCTGGGGAAGACGTTAGAAGAAATTGAGTTGATGCCTGAACGTCATTTTTCCGAATATATGATGTTTTATCGCGAGCAACCATTCGGGCTTTGGCGTGAAGATTACCGCACGGCGCAAATTAGTCATCTATTGGCAATGATAAACCGAGACTCAAAAGCTAAGCCGCCTGAATTGTCCGATTTTATGCCGTTCTATCAGGAAAGCGCGGTCGAAAATGATGATGAAGATGACGGCGCTACTGAGTATTTAGCGAATCGTTAAACTCGGATATTAGCTCTTTGATTATTACATTTTCTTCTCGTGTTGCTCGGTTACGTTCGCCGCATGGCTGGATTTTTAAGTTTTCGTCCAGTCTTGCGGTAATGTATTTCGCATTAGTACTGATCAGTTCGTTTTGTCTCAATAACCACTGCATGAATTGTTTTTTCATAGATGTTCTCCGTTGTTGAATGTGCGCAGAGAATATCTATGAAAGAAAGTGCGGTCGAATTTCATTGTAGAAATCTGCGATCCGCGTCGCAATTTTGAAATAAATTCATCCGAAAACTTACAGAAAGTATTAAGGTGCCTTAGAATGTGCGAGCTTTATCATACAATATGAGAGGAACCTAAAATGAAAAAATTATTATTGATGGGTGTTATGGCTGCGTTTTTGTCTGGTTGTGCAGGGACGTCTCCTGTAGTCCTTCAACAAGCAAAACAAGTTCCTCCAGAGCGAATTTTAGCTCAAGGCGAATATAACCCTAATTATGCTAAGGTAACCATTGTTCGTGATGCTGGTTTTCAAGGTGGTGGCTGTTATCTTGGAGTGATGTATCGACAAACATTGTTGGCTCGATTTGATCCTGAAGAAAAGGCTGACTTTTATATTCCAGAAGGTGAATATAATTTTGCGGTAATTGGAGACCCATTCGGTAGAGGTTTATGCGGAGGCCAGTTTAATCCAGCAGTAGAGAAACAGGTTATTAAAAAAGACAAAGAGAATATTTTCAGGATTAGCTTAGGACCTTGGCGCAGACCAAGATTATTACCAATGTAATAACTAGCCCCTTGACACTCAAGATAGTTTTTATTATAACGTAATTGCTTACAAAATAACGGAAGGAGGTAATAAATGAATGCACTTTACATAATTAAGTGGTTTGCTAAAGCCTTTGGTGTTTTTGTGATTCTTCCTTTTGCCGCACTATATTTCATGGGCGTGTTATCTACCGGATTCTTCTCTTGGGGCGGTTTGCCGTATGTCGTCATTATTGCGGCAGTGTCAATCATGTTTGGTGTGATCGAATACTTCAAAAAGCCGATTCGATAACGGCAGTAATTTTAATTTTTTATTAAAGCACTCTTCGGAGTGCTTTTTTTATGGGAGATTTTTATGTCTGGCGCTTTAGGCAAGCTGAGTATTCAGCTTGAGTTAGAACAAGTTAAATATCAAGACGCGTTATCGAAAGCGCAACAAAGAACAAAAAGATTTTCGGTTGAAGCACAGCGTTATTTGAACAACATTGATTCTGCGATGGAATCTCTCAATCGATCTTCAAAATTAACGAACTTGCTTTTGGCTAAAGATATGTTCGCTCGTGTTGGTAGAGCGGCAATTTCATACGCAGATGCAAATACTGAGTTAATTAACCGTTTAAAGTTAAGTACTAACGGTAACAACGAACTCGCTTTTGCTACTCAATCAGTATTTGATATTTCTTTGCGCACTAATCAATCAGTAGCCGCAACATCAACGGTATATCAAAAATTTGCGCAAAATGCTGAAAAGTTAAAATTAACTCAAGGTGAAGTTGCGTCTATAACCGAAACTGTATCGAAAGCCGTTGCGATGTCGGGAGCAAGCGCAGCTCAGGCGGAATCGGGTCTAATCCAATTTGGGCAAGCTTTATCTACCGGAACATTGAAAGGGCAAGATCTCAACTCGGTAATGCAACAAATACCAGGATTGGCAGACGCAATTGCAAAAGGTTTGGGTGTAACGACCGGTGAACTAAAAGCGATGGGGGCATCTGGTGAGCTTAGTACTCAACAAGTTATCACCGCACTGCGAAAAGTGCGTAAGCAAATAGATAGTGATTTTGATAGTCGCATAAAAACCGTATCTGGGTCTTTAACCAATTTAGAAACCGCATTTATTCAAACTGTTGGGCGATTCGATCAAACTGTCGGCGTGACAACAAAACTTGCAGAGAGTATTGAATTTGTTGCAGCCAATTTGGATAGTGCGATTCAAGCTGCTGTTTTGTTTACTGGTGCCTTAGCGATCGGACAAATTGGAAAGTACTCAACTGCACTCCTACAAACCGGAATTAATAGCGCCAAAAATACGTTATCTCACTATAACGAAGCTAAAGCACTTTATGCCAAAGCTACGGCATCTAGAATTGCTGCACAGGCTGAAATGTCCGCCTTGTCCGCACAATTACAAGTGGCCCAATCAGAAAAAACAAGATTTGCGTTGCGTGAGCAAATGAAAGCGCAAGCGGCTCAAATAACAGCATTGGTTAATGCCGAAGCGAATGCTAAGCGCAATTTAGCTACGGCAAACAGACTTGCCAGCGCAGCGGCAGTTGGCTTGCGAAATGTTATGGGATTATTGGGCGGTCCCGCAGGTGTGATTACAATCGCAGCGAGTGCGTTGTATTACTTCCATTCACAAGCTGAAGAAGCAAGAAAGTCAGCTATAGACACTAAAGCGGCAAATGAACAGCTCAAGGAAAGTTATGAGGGGTTGAGTGAAGCTGTCTTAACCACAAAAATCTTTGAACAAATTGATGCAATGAAAGAGCAGGAGGCGCAGTTAAAAAGCCTTGGCAACGCAATGATTCAATCTGAGTTTAGCAATCGTCGTGGCTGGTTGTTTGCTGATACTGATGAAGATGTAGAAAAAGCAACCGCTAATTATCGCGCCGGAATGGAAGTAGCGACAGCAAAAAGTAAGGTTTTTGATAATCAATTACACGCGATAGTGCAGACAATGCAGAGCAAAGGACGATCGCTTGATGAAATTAAACAGAAACTATCCCTTTTTAATGTAAGCAATGAAAAGGCCGAACAGATTATTGCTGATGTAAAAAATGGTCTTGATGGCGCCAAGGCAAGTACAGATGAAGCTACCGGCGCAACGATTGATTTTAAAAAAGCACAGGATGAACTTACTAAAAAATCTGATGATTTACGCGCTAAATTAGAGGTGTTAGAGCTTAAAAATAAAGGTCATGCTAAGGCATCTTATGTGTTGGCAGGTCTTTATGAAGTGCTTGGTGTTAAAGGCTCTGAATACTCAAAGGTTCTTAATGCTATTGCCAATGGTGACGTAGCGGCAGCACAGGCTGCCGCAGCTGCGATCAACTTATCCACCGAACAATTACAAACCATGCTCGACATGGGTAAAAAGATTGAGGGATTATTTGATACAGATACTAAGGTAGCCACCATTGAAACAAGTCTCAAAAAGAATAAGTCGTCAGATAATGCTCGTGAAAATTGGCTTAACTTTTACGATGAAATACGCAAGAAAAACAGTTCAAGCCTTGGTGAAATTGAATTAGAACAAGCGCGAATGTTCCAACGTTTGGAAGAACATTATAAGAAAGGTGTAGTGTCTTACCAAGAATACGAAACGGCGAAAACTGCCATCGCCGAACGTTTTGCGCGTCAACGGTTGGAGCTTGCAGGTAAATATGCGCCGGAAAAACTGCTTAAAGCGAATTTGAATGATGACTTAAAGTCGATTCAGGAGCTTTATAACGCAGGGCAACTAAATCAGGCGGAAGCTGCCAAAGCCGCACAACGGGCGCAGTTTGATTATGCGCAAGGTGTGTCGCAAAGTGCGGTCGATCCGTTAGCCCAAGTTCGCGCAATTTACGACCCTTTACAAGAGACCAAAAATAAACAAACGCAGGAACTAGCGCAACTCCAAGCATTTAATGAGCAAAAGCTTATTACTGAGGAGGAGTTTCAGCAACGCCGTCAAGAAATCATCGACAAATACAAAAACGACGAATTTCAGCGCGATATGACAAACTATGCTACTGGGTTGAACGACCTTGGAAGTGCATTTGATGGTTTGGCGTCGATGGTGGAACAATCTGCCGGCAAACAGTCAGCAGCTTATAAAGCGATGTTTGCTATCTCGAAAGCATTTGCGATCGCCGAGGCAACAGTAAAACTATCACAAGCAATCGCACAGGCAATGGCTGATCCATCCGCGCTTACACCAGCACAAAAATTTGCGAATATGGCAGCTGTGGCAAGTGCCGGGGTTAACTTAATCTCGCAAATTACCAGCGTTGCAGCGTTTGCTAGCGGCGGTCATGTACAAGGTCCAGGAACCGGAACAAGTGATTCAATCCCTGCTTGGTTATCCAATAACGAGTTTGTGATGACCTCCCGTACCGTGGATCACTACGGGGTGGCATTTATGAATGCGCTTAATCAGCGACGATTACCGCGCTTTGCTAGTGGTGGGCGCGTGGGCGGTGGTGGTTCGCCGAGTTATCCAGGAATTAGCAGCAATGGTGGTGAGGGTGATCACAATGAGATCAGCATCACAATCAATATTGCTAAAGATGGTAAAGAGGATGTTACGGTAGAGCAGCAGATTGCGCAAAGTAAGGCGTTATCCGACGCAATCACGGTAAAAGTGCTGGAAGTAATGCGAAAACAACGTGGGCGCGATGGCGGTCTTTTGAACTAGGGGTAAATTGTGGCGTTAAGAACAATTAATTTTTGTCCGAAACCCGGATACACCGTGGAAAGCGAACCTCGCCGAAAAGTAAATAAATTTGGTGACGGCTACGAACAGCGAATGGTTGACGGGCTAAATCCGCTATTGCGTAAATTTAGCCTGACGTACAAGCTAAATCATAAAAGTGCGGTCGAATTAGACCGCTTTTTTATGGAGCATAGCGGGGTAACTCCGTTTTTATTTAAAGAGTATGAGGGCGGTGCATTAATCAAGGCGGTTTGTCCTAAATGGTCTAAAACTGTAGATAAAAAATACACCGAAATTAGCTGCACTTTTGAGGAGGTGATGTAATGCCAAAAGATACCCCGAATAAAATGTTGTCGGAATTATCCAAACTCGAGCAAGGCGCACTGATTGAATTATGGGAAATTGATTTAAGTAAAATCCCATCTAATAGCTCGCCCGATAAAAAAGGCGAAATATACCGTTTTCATAACGGATTAACGCAGGGGGGCAAAAACCTTATCTGGCAAGGTAATGAATACGCCGCATACCCAATAAATGCTGAGGGCTTTGAGTTATCAAGCAGTGGGCCAAGTAATCGTCCTACACTTACGCTATCCAATCTTTATGGGTTGGTAACGGGTATTGTTGCGGATTTTGGGCAGGGGATTGGCGGTAAAGTCGTACGACGTCAAGTTTACGCGAAGTTTTTAGACTCGGTAAATTTTGACGGAGGTAACCCAAACGCCGACCCGATGCAGGAAGCGGTGAGTTTGTATGTTATCGAACAGTTAAAATCTCTTGATGATGTTACGGCAACATTCGAGCTGGCATTGCCGATTGAGACTGACGGCGCACGAATTCCTCTATTGATGATTACATCTGATACTTGTATTTGGCAATATAGATCTTCTCAGTGCGGTTACACGGGCGGACCGGTGGCGGACGAATACGACAAGCCGACCACAGATCCTAAAAAAGATAAATGCTCACACTGTTTGCGCGGGTGTAAATTACGCTGGGGAAAAAATGCGGTATTGCCGTTCGGTGGTTTCCCGAGCACAACACAATTTGGTAATTAATATGATTGATTTTGAGTTGAAACAGGCAATATTAGCCCATGCCACGAGATGTCACCCGCAGGAATCTTGCGGGTTTGTTTTATCTGTGCGTGGGGGGTTGTATTATTACCCGTGTACTAATGTTGCTTCCGATCCGGTAAATTTTTTCGAAATTGCACCAGAAGAATTTATCAGGGCCGAAGAGCAAGGCGAGATTGTTGCGCTGGTGCACTCCCACCCAGACAGCGACTATATGCGCGGATTGCCTTATTTATCTGCATCAGATCGCGCCTGCCAAGTGCGATTAGGTTTGGATTTTTGGCTCGTGGTTGACGGTGACATTAAGTGTTTTCGCAATGTCCCGCCATTAATCGGGCGGCAGTTTGAAAACAACAAACAAGACTGCCGGAATATCGTATTAGACAGTTATATGCTTGCAGGGATTGATCTGCCGGACAACTCAAAGTATCCGTTTGAGTGGTTTGAAACAGAGAATCTTTATGAAGATGGGCTATTACGGTGTGGTTTTTACAGGGTGATGCATGAAGCAGATATACAGATCGGCGATGTTGTCTTAATTCAAGTTGGCAGTAAAGTGGCGAATCATGCCGGGGTGTATCTTGGCAATCAAATGATGTTACATCATAGTCAAGATAGGCTATCTGCTCGCGTGCCTTATGATGGTTTTTGGCTTAATAACACACACTCTGTTTGGAGACACAAAGAATGGTACAAGTTAAATTTTACGGCGATCTTAAACGATTTGTGCGTGAGCCGGTAGAACTTGAGGTTGATTCTTTTTCTGAGTTAATGAGCGGGCTTTTAACCCAAATTAAGGGGTTGCGCGAGCATCTCAAAAAAGGTTGCTATAAAGTTAGAATCGGGAAAAACACTTATCTTGAGGAAAGCCAAGTTAAAGCCGACATAGACTTTAAGGCTGATTGCACTATCCATTTTACCCCGGTAATTGCTGGCGCTGGAAAAGGGGTTGGAATTGGCCAAATAATCGTTGGTGTAGTGTTGATTGCTGCGTCTTGGTATGCTGGCGGTGCTGCCGGTTGGTCTTATCTTGGTGCGCAAGGTTTTGCAGGTGCCACAATGGCATTCACCGTTGGGGCATCACTAATCGTTAGCGGTGCAATATCGCTTTTAACACCTACGCCAAACATGGGTGATCAGAAAATAAAAGAGGGCGAAAAAAATCAAAGCACCTCATTTAGCAATCTGAAAAATCTAACCCCACAAGGGCGACCAATACCGTTACTTTATGGGCGTATGATGACAAGTCTTGTTTTAGTATCGCAAGGCGCGGAAGCGTACGACGATGCACCTGAGGCTGATAACACGCAAGCTGACGTAACCGGGAAAAGAAGAAGATTAAAACGTAATTAACAGACCGCACTTTTATGTGCGGTTTTTTATGGGGTAAATATGGGCGGTAAAAAAGGCGGTGGCGGCGGACATACTCCGGTGGAAGCGCCGGATTCCCTGCTATCATCACAGCAATTGAGCGCAATTGGGATTATATCACTCGGACCAATCAAGGGGCCGGTGAATAAGTGGAAATCAACTTATTTAGACAATACACCAATCCAAAACGCGAGCGGTAAGGATGATGATGACGTAGATAGTTTTAATTTTCCAAACATGGAAATCCAGTACACGCTGGGAACTCAAGATCAGTTGCCAATGACTGGTTTTGAGAGCAGTCAGCGCGAAGTTCCTATTGGCGTCGAAGTTAAAAAAGAACGTCCGATCACTCGCTCAATTATTGATCCTGACGTTGATCGATTGCGTGTAACAGTAGGGGTTAATGCATTATTTAGCCAAAATGATCAGGGTGATACAAACGGAACGTCGGTAGAGTTTGAAATTTTAATAAACAGTAACCTTTACAAAAGTTACTCTATCAACGGCAAGTCATCCTCACGTTTTTACCGTAGCTATATTATCGATGAGCTACCTCCTAAGCCGTTTAATGTCACCGTTAGACGGGTTACAGCGGACTCAAAAAGCCAACGCTTACAAAATGCTATCGTTTGGAGCAGTTACACGGAGATTATCGACGCCAAACTGTCATATCCAAACATTGCAATGATCGGCATTAAAACCGACTCCCGACACACCCCCAATTTCCCGAATGTAAATTCGCTCCTGGACGGCCGTATTATCAGCGTGCCGTCCACTTACGATCCTGAAACACGCGCTTATGCGCCGGGAATTTGGCGCGGGGATTTTAAAAAAGAATGGACAGAAAACCCAGCTTGGATTTTTTACGACTTAGCGACAAATCCCGATGTAGGAATTGGGAAACGCATAAGCGAATATGGGCTTAATAAATTTCAGCTTTATCAAATTGCGCAGTATTGTGACGAGCTTGTGCCGGACGGTTACGGCGGCAAAGAACCGAGAATGACGGCGGGAATTTGGATTACGGAGCAGCGCTCGGCATACGAAGTATTAAACGATATGTCATCCGTTTTCCGCGCGATCGTGGCGTGGAACGGAATGCAGATGTTGGCAATCCAAGATAGACCAACAGATCCAGTCTGCACTTACTCTCAAGCAAACGTAATTGACGGTAAATTTGCTCGTCAATATGTACCATTGAAATCCATTTATACTGCCGTAGAAGTGGAATACGCCGACAAAAACAACATGTATCAAAAAGCTATCGAGTATGTTGTCGATGATGAGATGGTGGCACGTTACGGCTATAACGTTAAAAAAATCACTGCGTTCGCTTGTACCTCACGCGGGCAGGCGCGCCGTTACGGGAAATGGGTACTTGTCACCTCTAAATTGGAGCAATGCACTATTACATTTACCGTTGGGCGCGAGGGGTTACACCACTTGCCAGGCGATATAATCGAAGTTGCGGACAATAGTTGGGCTAAAACAAACCTCGGCGGGCGCGTTGTAGCAATTAATCAAAGTGCGGTCGAATTAGACCGCAAAATCAAAATTGAGGGAGACAGTTATCTTTCCTACGTTGTGAGAGATAACAACGGACAACGCACCGAGCGAGTTAAAATCCTGAGCATTGCTGGCAATGTCGTTAATCTTGAGCGCGCACCGGAAAACTTAAACCCTAATGATAATTGGGCACTACAAACGCCGTTAGTACGGACCGAATTATACCGAGCAATCGGCATCTCTGAAAACGATGGTAATTATACTATCACAGCGTTACAGCATGAGCCGCAGAAACAGGTGATTGTTGATAACTCGGCAAATTTTGAGCCACGTAATACAACGTTACATCAAGCAGGGGTGTCGGCAGTAAGCGACGCCGAAGTAAACGCGGACGGCAGCGGAATCTCATTGAGTTTTAAGCCGCCGGCAAACTTTGTTGGTCAGGGGCTTAAATATCAAGTCAAACTATACCGCAATGGCAATTTGTTTAACGTTTACGACGATTTAGAGCAGCCGTCTATTGCATTTAGCGACCTACCGGACGGTGACTATATCGCAGAAATCCGCACAAAAAATCTAGTGGGGCAGTTATCCGAGCCGATTACAAAGAGTTTCAGTGTTAATTTTGATATTAAAGAGCTTGTCACCGTAAGCAAGGTAATGGGCATCGACCTGAATTGGCGGAACCCGATTTTTGCGAACACGAATGCGGCAATCGAAATTTGGGTGAGTAAAGACAACCAATTTCAAAACGCGCGCAAACTTGTCACGCTTGCTTATCCGACCAACAGTTATAGCTACACCGGTTTAGGTGCGGCGGAAACGTATTGGTTTTGGGCGCGAATGGTTAGCAAGGACGTGACGGGTCAATTTACCCCAGCAACAGAGGGCGTAACAGACCGATCAGCGCAGAAACTTGTTGATGCGTTACACGGTGCGATTACTAAAGATGCCTTTAATAAGGAACTAATTGATAATCTAGCCAATATCGAAAAAAACGCCGATGACGCGAAAGTAAGTGCAGAAAGCGCGGTAAAAAATGCAAAAGAAGCAGGCGACAAAGTCTCATCAATGCACACCATCAAAACGCAAGCTATTGCAGGAGACCGCAAGGCGATTGCAGGTATTGCGATTGGTGCAGAAACAGACGGCAAGACCGCCGAAAGCTCTGTGATTGTAATGGCGGACAAGTTCGCCGTAGTCAAGAATGACAAAGACGATCAGGTTAAACCTGTTTTTACGATTGCTGATGACAAAGTAGCTTTGAATGGCGATATTGCCGTAAAAGGAGACCTAATCGGTAATCGGTTTGTTGGTGGAGAAATAGATATTAGTGGCGAGGATGGAGAGTTAAAAGTCGGGCGTAGTGGGGCGTTTGTGCTTAGATCAAGCAAACATAATGAGGGGTTATATATGGATAATCAAAATATCATCATCTACGATAGCAAAGGGCGTATTGCTCTTAATATTGGTAAAGCTAAGTAGCGAGGTAATGAAATTGATTGATTATGCATTACAAACATTCGATACGAAAGGGAATGTTGTATTTGATAGCCGTGGGGTTGTTAGCAATATAACTCTTGTTGGGGCGGTAGATATTTTAAGACCTGATGGGGAAGTTGTTATCAATGATTTACCTTATAACAAGAATTTGTTCTATTTTGTTAGTAGAAATATGTTGTCTAATGACTCTTTATTGGTTCAGTTTTATCCAATCTATGATGAACAAAAAAAAGTAAAAGGATTTTTCTGGAATACTGATGATGCGACTGGTTTTGATACGCGTAACAACTATTCTTCTTTGAGGGTTTTCTATGGGTACTACTAAATATGGAATATTTGGCGATTTTAATGCTTCAAATGAAGATTTTATATTGCCAAAATGTATTGCTGTGGTGGATGTTATACAGACACGAACAACAGGAGCGATTGGTGGCACTTGTCCGACCTATATCTATTGCGCACCACATTTACATAGTCCAGCCCCAGAAGCAAGGTTAAGAAGAAACCTGCTTTTTGAATATATGAGTGAGGATCCAGGTGATTTAGATGGGGATAACCCAGTTAAAAAGATCCCTTTCGCTTTCCCATTTTCTTACCGTCGTCCTCATAGGCGTATTTTAGATGAAACGGAAGTACAGAGATATGAGATAGAGTTTAATGCGTTCTATATGGGGGTAATGATAGCAACGGGTTATATTCCGAGATCGAAAGAACAAAAAATGGTTTCTGAGCCTAATAAATTACCTAGCATAGGACAGATGATAGAAGCATATACCAATCCAAAAGATTGCACCCATATTGGCATTGGTTATCGTAATATGTCTAATCCCGACACATTTGTCGGGGTGGAGTATAGAGGTGGTGGGAGACAATCTAATACAGGAGATTTGTCTATATCCGTTATCAATATGACTCGAAGTAATACTGTAATTCCATTTAAAGTTCGCCTATATATCTATGATTTGTCGGGACTTGGAACAAAGAGCTTTATGTTTAATTTATTCCAACAACGCGATGAATATTCTGATAATTTCAATGCGTATGGAATGGAAGTTTATAAATATGAGTTATCCAATAAAGATGCTGGAATTTATCGTGACATAAATCAGAACGATTTGGACAGCGGGAGGGTCTTGGCGTTTGAAAGTGCTGCTCATTATATGAAGATTGCTGGGTCTTTAGATTTAAGGGAAGATATTAGCCATTATAAAGGCGCGAATAATATCCATATTGCAGGGCAAAGCAGAGGAATTGAGTTACAACTGAAAGACCAGAACGGTAAAAATAATGGGTTGGCACGAAGAGTTGAGCAGATACCTTTTAACCTGAATGAAAGCGCATTGTTTGTCTATAATTACACAGCGCCATTCACGGAATTAAATGATTATCATCTGTATGACGAAGCATTGCCAGCTTATGCCTATAAGGTAGGTCGGGATAATGCATTTGATTTTACTAGTTTAAAAATTCTTAGAGGTGTGTATGGACCAATTATCACACAGCTACCTAAGTTAATTAGTTTTGCAAATGTAAAAAGTATTGATGACTTTATTGTGTGAAATACCTAAAAATCCACCGCGCTTTTCGTAAGGATTGTGCCGGAAACTTATTACGGTTATGTAAACCCTTACACTTACGCAGGCGGAAAAATTAAAGCAACGGAATAGATTAATCAAGCCCCATAATGGGGCTTTTTTTTATAGAGGAAACCATGGATATTATCGATTTAGAGATGGTACGAGGAGATGATGACGGCTGGGCGTTTGATGTCTCCGATGACGACGGCGCAGTAGATCTTGACGGTTATCGTATTGATTTACATATTAAGCCGGCTAAAGGCGAGGCCATTAAACTGTCAAGCGAAACAGGTGAGATTAAAATAAAAGGTAGTATTATTTATGTCTCGGTATCGCACGACAAAACGGAAAACGTTAAGTGGCAATCTGCGCAATGGGATCTACAACTTACAGATAGCACTAACAAAGTGCGCACAATTTGCGGCGGTGAGTTTACTCTAATCCCGGATGTAACTGTGGTGGATTAATGATGAGTGTTATCAAAGTAAAATTACGCGCTAAACCAGTGCATCATGTTAAATTAATCCCTCCCGGCAACGCAGAGCAAAAAATAATTACGGTGGATAAATCCAAGCCGTTTATGCCGGCAATTATCCAAGCGCTAAAATCAAAAGGCGTTGATAGCGCAGGCGATATTGCGAAAGTCGCGGATGATATTGTGCAGATTAAGACGATAAAAGATGTTGAGCCTAATGACATCTTTAGAGTTGACAAGCAAGAGGCTGCATTAAGCTATGAGCTGATACCAGATATCTATACAGGAGTCAGTGGTAAAGACATACCATACCGCGGTTGGAGCATCACAAACTATGTAGATATTCAGGGGTTTGACTATCTGAGTATGATTAACGGCTCAACATCGTACTCATGTTATTACGATGCCGATAAAAATCCACTTGGCACGATGGTGTCTCAAACATACGACAAAGTGCCGGAGCAAGCAAAATATGTAAGGATATCAAACGATTCAGCAGCAATCAGTAAGCTAAGCATCAAAGGTGGGCGGTTTGTTATTGTTAGTAAAAACGGTGGGTAATTCTGCCGTTATTTTTGGTATTACATTTAGTATTACAAATACCGTATGAAATTTGCCACATACTGTTGATACATAGCATGACATATAAAGTCTATTTCAGCCGGTCGCACCATCTTTTCTTT